CGGCTGATGGTATCTGCATTATCGAACCAAACATACTAACAATTATACCAACATAACACTGTGGATTTTGTGAGCCTGCTGGAGACGCAGGTAGACTATAGAATTGAAATAACTTACTGAATGGAATGGATAAAGTTGACGTTGAGAGACGGGCATATGGTGTCCCCTGCAGGAATCGAACCTGCAACTAGCCCTTAGGAGGGGCTCGTTATATCCATTTAACTAAGAGGACGTTGTTCGCGGAGGTTTTGAAGTTGTTCCGACGGTTCGCATCCTATCGTAAAACCTCAGATTTTTACAAGCTTTATGCTCTATTTTGTTTCGCTCGGTTTCCCGCTATTCACCTTTAACATTGCTTCGTTCACTTGCCATTGAGTACACATTGAGTACAGAATGCTTTCAAAGTGTGTGTACAGGAAATCATAGTGGCGCTGAGTGACACCAAATTAAGAAGCATCAACGGCAAAGCTTACAACGGCCCGGCAGAGCTAACTGACGGCGACGGATTGAGCGTTCGCATCACTCCATCGGGAACGATTACATTTCAGCACCGCTACCGCTGGAATGGAAAGCCTGTTCGTCTCACTGTTGGTCGCTACCCATCAACATCATTGAAAGATGCGCGAATTGCCGTTGGTGAGATGCGTGGATTGTACATGAAGGGGGTTAACCCAAAAACCTATTTTGCCGGAAGCACCGGTGAGCTGACACTGAAAGAGTGTCTCGATAACTGGTGGGAAAAATACGTTAAAGGGCTCAAGCACAACACTCAAGTGCTGTACAAATCGGTTGTGTACAACACAATGTACAGCGAATTTGAGGATGTTCCCGTTGCTAACATCCCTGTATCAGCCTGGGTGCAGTTTTTTGATAAGCAAGAGAAGTTGAATAAGAAGAAAGCCCGCGTTCTGTTGCTTCAACTTCGGTCAGTCATCCACTGGTGCATTAGCCGTCAGCTGATTCCTTCATGTGAGATCACTAAGCTGAGTGTCAAAAATATTGGCAAGAAGCCTGATGTTGGTGATCGCGTTCTGACTTACAGCGAGCTGGCAAAAATATGGCTGGCACTTGAGAACAGTAAGATCGTCACATCTAACAGGCTGCTGCATCAAATGCTGTTGCTTTGGGGGGCTCGCCTGTCTGAGCTTCGCCTGGCTAATGCTGCTGAATTCAATACCATAGATTGGATATGGACCACGCCATCTGAGCACTCAAAGATGGGCAACATCATCAGACGTCCGATCTTCGAACAAATGAAGCCTATGGTTGAACGCCTTCTTAACAGTGGGAATAAGGTTTTGTTTCCAGGACAGGAGCTTGATAAGGCTATCGACCGGTCTTCCTCTAATCTGTACATGAAGAAACTGAGAGAGACGATTGATATTCCTGAATGGCGCACCCATGACTTTCGCCGTTCTCTGGTGACTAACTTATCAAGTGAAGGAATCATGCCCCATGTAACTGAGAAAATGCTGGGGCACGAACTTGGTGGTGTCATGGCTGTGTACAACAAACACGACTGGCTGGAAGATCAGAGAAAGGCTTATGAGCTGTACGCAGATAAAATATTCTGGCACGTTAAACAGCTCGGTTAATCCCTCCGTCACAAATCCATTTCTCGACCGCTCTTCGGCTATACCGCGCCGGATGTGTTAGCACTGGCGCAGGAAAGCCATGTTGCTTACGCAGCCGCCAGAGCGCCGTTCTCGCTTTACCAATCTGGTCCATAACTTCTTTTTCACTCATAAAGTCGTAATGCATATTCTTCTCCACACATTCCTGCTGCATCAGGTTTGTTAGCCGTGACAGGTCACGGCGTATTGATATTTAATTTGAGTTCGTGCCGGCCGCTGGTGGCCCAGAATTGCGAGACACTTTTACCTCGAGTCGGCTGGGCATCAGTTGATGTTCATCCTTTTCTCTGCACTGCTTAAGGGTCTGAGAACGTTTCACTGACTATTGCTGCGATATAGCCTAGCCTTTAGTGAAAGCTCTCATGGCTTTTGGTCTGACATTGGTTGCCCAAAGCTGAGCCTGCCCTGCCGCTGAAGTTCATTCAGGGTAAAAAATGCACACTTATTAGCAAGAATGAAAACTGCACCAACTAAGCGAAAGAGTTGCCTTTGCTTATCAGGTGTTGAGTAATTCAGGTTTCTCACAAACATCAATGAATCTACTCCTGCTTCAAACATATATTGAATACTTTCCATGCTGAAGCGATTAAGAGGATTTACCGTTTCAATATCAATGGTATTAACTGAGCTCTCAATCTCATCGTAATCGCTTACCGTCATCACATAATCGATGTTATGAGCAAATTTATTTCTAACTGAATTTATCGATAAAAGAGCGTTTGCAATTGATATTGGTAATCCTAGAGCAACACTTAATTCCACCTTCGGCTTAAAGTAACGAACTGGCTTAACGAAGTCTTCTGTACCAGGGCGCCTAACGTTTTTAATGAATACTTCAAGGAAGTTTTCAATTAGCAGACTTAAGCGCAGCAATACGGCCGCTTCATCGTTAATCTTTAAAATTGGTGCGTATTTACTCTCATCAATAAAAAAACCTAAGTCACCGTTGATGGCTACATAACCCTGCGGTTTGATTTGTGGTTCTTGCGACATATTCTGCTCTCCTTGTGGAATTTCATGACATTTAAAATACTAACTTAGTCTCATGCCACCCACTAGTAACCCAGCACGCTAATTCATCTTGGCAGGGGCATGACTGCACCGGCAGCTGCTCTCTGCATTTCCCGTACTGCTGGTGGGCCAGCGCCTTCATTTGCTGTGCCAGCTCAGCGGCATCCTTTCGGATTAACAGCGCTATGTACTCGTTAAACTCATACGGTTCACGACCGGGGCGGCGCGCGGCGCAGTTATGCGCCAGCATCTCTAGTTCCTGACTATCCAGCGCCAGCTCCAGCTTTTTACCACCGGCAGCGGCCTGTCTGGCACGCTGCGCGGCTTTGCGTTCGGCGGGGGATTTAGGCATTTGTTACCGCCGCTTTGACAGCTTGCCACACAATCTCAAGCAACGATGACCAGGCCAGATAGGTATGAATACCCGCCACAAATCCAAAACCGATGATCATGGCATAGAGTAAAGCGTTGCATTTAGACATCACTCCGCCTCCTTCAAAAATATAATCCAGTGGGTTTTGTCGCCTTTGCCGGTGCGCTGCCAAATGGTTGGCTTCTGTTCGGTTAGGGCGATTACCTGGCTTACCGGTATCTGTGTCTCATTCCATTTAAAAATCAGTGTGCCGTGTGGCCGCAATACCCGGAAAGCCTCACTGAAACCAGCGCGTATATCGTCGCGCCAGTTTTGCTTATCCAGCGCACCATACTTTTTACGCATCCAGCCGTTCTCTCCGGCGCGGTCGAGGTGAGGCGGGTCAAAAACCACCTGAGCAAAACTGCAATCAGAGAACGGTAGGGCGCGAAAATCGGCGATTACATCCGGGTTTATGTGCAGGTTTCGCCCATCACAAAGCGTGTGCTGCTCATTACGGATGTCGGTGAATAAGGCCCGAGAATCAGTCTTATCCAGCCAGAACATGCGAGAGCCGCAGCACATATCGAGGATTGGCTGATCCATCACTCCACCTCCACGCGCTTAAACTCGATGACCCACACCCACGGGTTAGCTTCCCAGTTAACCAAACGGTTGAACTCACTGAGGGTCATACCGAGACGTTCTGCCAGCTCACGTCCCGTTGCCGGGCCTTATGATAACTGCCAGGCTAACTTTTCACTGAATCCGGCATTCGCCCCGGTGCTGCGCCGGAATTGGGCGACCTTTTTCATGACACCACCTTCAGCGTTACCGTGCGTGTGCGAAGCAAATCCATTTCCATTTGGGAAATGATGTTGATCGCATGTGAAATGCCGGGCTGGTGGTGGTTACCCAGAGTTGTCACAGCGCTGCGTGCTTCCCCAAGGGCTTCGCTGCGCAGTGTGCGAATCCACTGGTCACAAGCTGGAGTGGCGAGCGCTGCGTTCAGGTCATCAATCAGGGTCATGTCAGCCCCGGCAGCCTGAAGCGCTGTGATGGTGTCAGGCAGCACGCTGTTGATGCGCAGAACCTCTGCAGCCATCAAATTGGCGCGAACGGTGGCGACGTCGAGTCGCGATGACAGCTCTGTCACCATTTTTGCCATTTCAATCAGAGGTGTGTCCGCACCGATGTTCTTAGCGAACTGATGGCCGGCAGCGACAACTTCTTTATTCGATTTGAAGTGATGCATGTCATCGCCCTCAGTGAATGGTGATGGTGCTGTTAAGGCGCTCAGCTTCGTTCTGCGCCTTAATCGGATTAGTGATTACCGAACCGTCAGGCATGACCCAGCCGTTGAGGATATGGCTGTAGGGCAGGGTAATGATGCCTACGGTGATATGGTCGTTAGGCTTTTGCATCTCAATACGCTCCTGGGTAACAAATTTCGTCTGCATCATCAGCGTCGAGCACAAGCAGGCTGTCTCCGTAGTAAAGTGCCGCTACCAGCTTTTCGAAGTCGCTACGGAACTGGTGTACCTTCTTGCCCAGCGCATCGCCCTCTAGTGCGCCGGAGAAGAGCCGCCAAACGGGCTTTCCATCGTGCAGCACATCAACCGTCTCCCGGTCTTCGTAGGCTGTTTGTTTAGTGAAATACAGGTTGTTGTCGAACTGGAACGCGTGATCCTTACTGCGGGATCGGAGGCTATAGCTGCTTTCCTCTGGTGCCTTTTCCAGCCCGACCATGAAGGAGCCATAGTCGCTATAAGCCAAAAGCACTGACGGGGCTTCCCAGCCTTCCTGCGTCGCTTCTTCCTCGTGGTCTTTGACGAACGCAGCCCATAGGTCAGATGCCTTGATGTATTGAGGCACCTCATGGGACTTCACGAACTCCAACACGTGTTCCCGCATTGAGATGACCAGCCGCTCAGAAATGGCGTTGCCTTCCCAGGTCGCAGCCAGTTCCTTCGCCATTAGCAAGTTGTAGCGTGGTAGATCGACCAGTTCGGAGATGTTGGCTGGCAGCGCCTCTTCCAGTGCTTTCTTCACAGCTCGCGGGAACTCGCCCCAGCTGAACGTGTCTTTAATGGCTTCTTCATACAGGCTAGTAACGTGCTTGCGCACCATGTCAGCGAATTCAGGTGACTTTTCGAACTCTGAGCAGTGCGCTGCAATTGCTGTTGCCAAGCTGTTGGCTATGTTGTTTTCATTACTCATTTCGATCTCCACACACGATTTTTGGTTGCATGAATCCCTTGCCAGTGACGGCAATAAAAAACTTTTGGGATTCGTTTAAGTTGGCTGGTGAGCTACTGCAATAACCCACAGCCTGATTACTCCACACACTTGAAAGGTTGCTGCGGTGCCGGGTGCCTCCCGGTGCTCTGGTCATACTGACAGAAATCAGAGCGGAAACTCTTAGACTGTATGCAATCTTTGTCAGTCTTCCGCGTGCGCTAGCCGCATTCACCACAACGAAAAGGACACTTACTCCACGTCTCTAAAGCGTTCGAAAACACCCGCTTTGCAAATGCCCTTATCGTTGTGAAAAAGGGCGGTTTAACCAAAAAATTTTTAGTAACCGCCAACACAGCAATTCCGTACTTTTAAAACGCTGGACCCCGAACTACGTTTTCAACATCACACTGCACACTCACTACACCTGCATCACCACAACAGATCACATCAGCATCAGGTAAGAGACGCAGAAACGTAATCAGGTCCTTTACCGATGTGTTCGACATGTTCTTAATCATTTTCACAGCACCGCCCTCACACCACTGCAACTTGCTTAGCGAATCATCCCGATCTTCTTACGCCTCGGGCGGCTACTTCGTGGGCGTCCTGCCTTTTCGCTATTGATGTAACTGAATGTACCTTTAGTTACTCTTGGTGTCAACACTCTATGTACCTTTAGTTACCATTTGAGACGTAAAAAAGCCGCTGTTAGGCGGCTGGGTAACTATAGGTTCTGGGTAACCTGAACAACCTTACCGATAATTCGACAATTACCGTCGATTGGTATTGGTTTAAAAACTGGGTTTAAAGGCATCAGATACGCATGAGGGCTATCCCATACGAGCTTCTTCACAGTAGCCTCAGATGATCCATCAAGTATGGCAACAACAATCTTGCCATATAGATCATCTAACTGCCCGTAGTTTGGCTCTACGATAACCACTGAGCCTTCAGGTATGGATGGTAATCCTGACGGGTTAGTCATTGACTCACCACGAACGATTAAACCAAATACTTCGTCAGAAACATCACTTGTCGTAAGAGTCCAATTTAACACGTCGCTCAACCTTGAACATGCATAACTATCCGTCCACGTTCCCGCCTGGACAGCCGATATAATGGGTACTGATGTCGGTTTCTTTAAGTGAGGAACCGTCTTTGTATCATCATCTAAAGATGCCCCTTTGGAATACAAGAGCCATTCTGGCGTGGTCTTAAGCAGCTTTGCCAGTTGGTGCAAATTTTCCCCATCAGGCTTAGTTGTTCCGTTCTCCCACTTAGTCACTGATACGCGGCTGACTCCAAGTGCTTTTGCTAACGCATCTTGGGTCATGTTCAGGTCAAGTCTCTTTAATCGTATGCGGTCTTTCATTTCTGTTTTCATGTAACCAATGTTACCTAAAAGCGGGGTAACTTTTATTTGCTTTTAGTTGTACCTTTAGTTACATTGAGTCCATTAATTGAAGGAGGAAAAAATGCTTAAAAAAGTCGTCGTTGCGCACTTTGGTGGAATCTCTAAAACAGCTTTAGCGCTCAGCATTTCACACCCAGCGGTTTGCAGGTGGGGTGAGGTAATCCCTGAGAAGCAGGCTTTTGTCATTGAGAGAATCACCAAGGGCCATCTCAAATATGACCCGCGGCTTTACGCGAAGAATACAGCTTAACCAGCATCGAAATAACCACAGAAAACAGAGGTCAACCGTGGATCAAAAGCACTGGCAGGTAGAAAAGCAACCAGCATGGCTGGTGGCTGCAATCAAGAAGACCATTTCAAGTCTTCCGGGTGGATACGAGGAAGCAGCTGAATGGCTGGGCGTGACTGAAGATGCTTTGTTCAACCGCCTGCGCACTAATGGCGATCAGATTTTCCCAATGGGCTGGGCAATGGTCCTGCAGCAGGCAAGCGGCACTAAACATATTGCGAATGCGGTCTCCCGCCAGTCAAACAGCGTTAACGTCCCACTGGTGGACATTGAGGATGTTGATAACGCGGATATCAATCAGCGTCTGATGGAGTCAGTTGAGTGGATTGGTAAGCACTCTGCCTACATCCGCAAGGCAACCGCTGACGGTGTGATTGATGCGGCTGAACGTGAGCAGATTGAGGAGAACAGCTATCAGGTAATGGCTAAGTGGCAGGAGCATCTTACGCTGCTGTACCGCGTGTTTTGCCCGCCAGAAAAGGTGAACGCCGCAGGATTGCAGTCCGCGGCGTTCGATGCGACTAAATCAACGTGTGTGGAGAACTAATCGCGTGATCAATTTAACCAGATTATCAGGGTTACCGCAATTCCGTTGCCTACCTTCAGCTGGTGGCCGCTTCAGCAGTGAGCCGCTGCGGTATGTGCTTAATGTACCCGGCGTTAGCGAAGAAGTTAACCACAGCTTTGTTAGTTGGGCTGTGGGTGATGCCAGTCAGCGAATGAAGGCGGTCAAATGCGAGAACTTGACAGAATCTTCCGTGATAAACGCGGAATCCCTGTGCGGGTCATTAGATGGGAGCCAGAGAACGACCGGGTTATCTACCTGCGTGACAACTATGAACATGGCGAGTGCTTCAGCTCTCTCGAACGGTTCAAGCTGTACTTCAGGGAGGTCAGTGTAAGTCATGAGCCTACTTCTGAAAGTTAAGCCATTGGTTATCAGCCCGATGCTCGCTCTGCGTATTGGCATTAACGAGGCCATTGTGCTGCAGCAAATTTGTTACTGGCTGGAAGACACCACTGCTGGCATCGAATATGACGGCAAACGCTGGGTTTATAACAGCATAAATGCCTGGAATGAGCAGTTTCCATGGTGGACCGCGAAGACGATACAGAGAACGGTTTCGTCATTGAAAAAGATGGGTCTGATTTATGTTGAGCAGCTTAAAAAAAGCCAGCACGACCAGACTAATTATTACGCAATTAACTACGCGAGCCCTTTACTGGCCGATACGGACAATTTGTCCCTATCGAGAGAGACAATTTGTCCCAATCGAAAAGGTCAATCTGTCCCTATGGATAAGGGCAAGTTGTCCCAATCCATCGGGTCAAATTGTCCCAATGTTACAGAGATTACAACAGAGATTACTACAGAGATTACAACAACCCCTTCTTGTCAGGTTGCGCCGCAACCAGACGATGAGTGGTCAGTCATTAATCGCTCTCGTGAAGTCTTACGCCACCTGAACAAAGTTACCGGCGCTAAGCACACAGAGGCTCAGTCGTCGATGGGTCACATCAAGTCCCGGCTGAAAGACGCTTTTACGGTGGAAGAGCTTTGCCTGGTGGTGGATTACAAACACGCTCACTGGGAAGGCACCGAGGAATATCAGTACATGCGGCCCAAGACGCTTTTCATCCCCGGCAATCTGCCTGGCTATCTCCAGTCAGCTACCAAGTGGGATAAGGCGGGTCGCCCACCACGCTCCGAGTGGAATGTCCTGAAGCGCAACATGCAGCGGGATATCACAGTGATTCCGCAACCTGACAGCACAGTGCCTCACGGCTTTCGCGGCGCATAAGGGGATAGAGCGATGATTAACCACGAATCAAAAATTCTTGAACTGATTACCCGCAATGGTCCGCTGAAGGTTCGCGAACTCTGCAAGCTAACCGGCCTGCATGAGACATCGGTGAAGCGCTTTATCAAACCGTTGTTCACCAAAGGACTGCTAAAGCGTGCCAGTGACTGGAGCTACTCGATCAATACCGCCCCGTTACCTGTTGAGAGTGAGAAGTTCAGCCACAAGGCGAAGCAGGCCGCTGAACTGGAAAGCAAAGGGTTCTGGCTGCGTGCAGCTCAGGTATGGCGTGAGGCGATGCTGGTGGCTCGATTTGATGCATCACGTAACGAAGCCAAAGAGAACTGCGACCGTTGCGCTGTAAGGGGGGCACTCAACTGTGGCAGCTACGGTGGCCTTGATACAGGCCGTATCGGTGAAAGCTTCCTGAGTGAGGTTCGCCAATGAAAGCTCACCTTAAGAGCCACTACCAACGAAATGAGATTTTCTACCGGGCCATCCCTACAGCAGCCGTGATGATTACCGCCCTGATTATTGTCCTGACATGGGAGTTGACCACAGCATGAGTACTTTAGCGCGCATTTACGACGATAAGAAAAACAGCGACACCGATATCACTACCCGCAAAACCTACCTGCTGGGCGTTGATGAGCTCTATGTAGAAACTAATTACAACATTCGTGATATTGACCAGACCCATGTCGAGGAGTTCCGGGACGCCTTTATCGCTGGTGAGCACGTGCCTCCGCTTGCTGTTAAGGTCACGGAGGAGGGCATTAAGATTATCGACGGCCATCATCGGTACTACGGTGCGAAGCTGGCACAGGAAGCAGGTTATACGCTGCGCCTTGAGTGTAAGGACTTCGTGGGTAGTGAAGCTGACAGCGTGGCGTTCATGGTCACAAGCAGTCAGGGCCGCGCCCTGTTGCCGCTGGAACGTGCAGCAGCCTATCAGCGCCTCGTGAATCAGGGCTTAGAGCCAGCTGAGATTGCCGCCAAGGTGAAGCGTTCGATCACCGACGTTGAACAGCACCTGCAGCTGCTGACCGTTGGCGAACCGCTGATTGAGATGGTGAAGTCTGGCGAAGTAGCAGCGACCACAGCAGTTGCCCTGCAGCGCGAGCATGGCGTGAAAGCATCATCGGTGGCGCAGGAGCAGATGCAGAAGGCGAAAGCAGCAGGTAAGAAGAAGCTGACCAAGACTGATGCTATGCCGCAGTTCAGTGCAGCACAGGCACGCAAACTGGTAGAGCTTATTGCCCGACACTGTGAGGCAGAGTTGCATGAAGACGCACAGGTAAGCTTGGATTTTGCTACGGACCTGCAGGCGGCTGAGCTGATGGATATTATCCTGATGGCCAAAGAGCATTACGGGGTCGCGCAATCAGTCATTGAGCAGCAAACACCGGCCAAAACAGAGAGCGGCGATGGTGACGACCTGCCACTTTTGAAGCACGAAATCCTTGAACAAAGCGGTGTTGAGGTGTGGGCCTGCGTTATTGCCGCGTTCAAAATGAAAGCTGAGTACACCTACAGTGAATCCAAGTGGGCGCATACATGGGCGGCAGACTCAGTTGAGAACCCTACCTGTGTGACAGTGCCAGCAGAGACGATTGCCAGCGCCGTTCGTCTCATCAAACAGCACCAGGATGATCTCGAGCTGAAGCTGTGGGTCTCCGAGAAGTACGATGATCCCGAGATGGCGATTGAGCAGCTGCAGCGATTCTCAGCGGTGATGATCGAAGTTCGCCAGGATAGGCCATGCACGGTCCAGGAGTTTATCGAGCTGGTGGAGCAGACCGACCGTGATTGCTGGTCAAACATCCGCATGCTGCGTCAGGCCGTACGCGAAGTGGTCGGGCAGATGACAATTCCGGGTATTGGGGAGGCGGCCTTATGAGCTGGATGAGGCTCTGCGACGGGAGAAATCAGGTGATACTCACTGATTACTCCTTTGATGTGAAAGAGGGTGACACTCGGTCTATTTATCTGGTACGGCACAATAGCAAAATATGGAAAACCACACTGGAACAGAGCATCACCGTGGAGCGTGATAGCTTTGGCTCATTCAAGCCAGCCATATCTTTGGAAGACTTTCCGCGCGGACTCAGCGAGCGGGAGGCAATGTTGAAGCTGGCTGACTGGCTGCACCGCCTCGGAGTTTCTCTCGAAGATCACTGGAGCAAACCATGAAGTTACCGATACCTGGCAGGCATGGTGGATGGTGGATGGCAATCAGTTGGCAAAGGCGGTCGGCCTGGGAATACGTAAGCATTTGGAATGATGGCCCAATGCGGGCCGTCTGGATGGGGCATTTATGCATTGAGTGGTGGTGGCGATGAAAAACAACGATGAGATTGAGAAGCAGGCGTTTGAGCTATGGGCGGACTCGCTGGGATTCGATCTTCATATTTTTGAAGGCGAGTATGATGACCCCGCTACAGCTAACGCATGGAAGTGCTGGAATGCAGCATGGCTGGCCCGTGGTGAGCAGGAGCCTGAATGAAATTAACTCTCCCGTTCCCGCCAAGCGTAAACACGTACTGGCGTAACACCAGAAAGGGAGTATTGATCAGCGCCTCCGGGCGCTGTTTCCGCTCCAACGCATTTGCCGCCGTTCTTCAACAGCTTAAGCGCCGACCACAGCCGATTACAGTAAACGTGCAGGTTAGCGTGTTGCTGTTCCCGCCAGATAAGCGCCAGCGCGACCTAGATAACTACCTCAAAGCCTTGTTCGATAGCCTCACTCATGCCGGTATATGGGACGATGACAAGCAGATTAAGCGATTCATTGTAGAGTGGGGGCCGGTCACCAAAGGCGGTAAGTCGGAGGTGATAATCAGTGAATTTCAGCCGGTAGCGGCATAGGTCCGCAACTGGTTACATAACCAGTAAAATTGGGTATAGTGAGTGATGTACTGGTGATTGCAGTCGCCGTACCAAGGTTGGTCCCGCTCACTTGCAGGTGTTGGGGCGGGGCCATTTAAAAATGATGTTCCAGTGTGTGGAGAGGTCAAAATGCTGAACCAATCAGCGGGTGCTATTGCGCCTGCAGTCAATGCTATTCAATCCCTAATCATGACCAGCCGTGAAATTGCTGATCTCACAGCTAAGCGTCATCCAGATGTTAAAAGAGACATTGAAGTCATGCTGCTTCAGCTTCAGGAAGATGCGAGCAGATTTGCTCACATCTACTTTGACAGCATGAACCGTCAGCAGACTGAGTATCACCTCGACCGCGAGCACACCGAATGCCTCATCACCGGTTACAGTGCCATTCTTCGCATGAAAGTGATTAAGCGGCTTCATGAGTTAGAGGAAAGCCGGCCGGTCAAAATCCCGCAGACCTTTGCCGAGGCACTCCGCTTGGCCGCCGAAGCGGAAGAGGAGAAAGAGCGCCTGCAGCTGCAGCTAACGGAAGCCGCACCAAAGGTTGCGTTCGTGGATCGCTACGTCACTGCCACCAGTTCAATGACATTTCGACAGGTAGCAAAACTTCTTGATGCTAAAGAGCCAGAGCTTCGCCTGTTCCTGATTGAAAGCCGGGTTATGTACCGGCTCAATGGCGTCCTGACTCCTTACAGCCAGCACATTGAGGCTGGTCGATTTGAGGTCAGAACCGGAACCACTACAGAATCAAATTACATGTTCAGTCAGTCACGCTTTACCGCTAAGGGTGTCCAGTGGATTGGTGGGCTATGGACCGCTTATAAGGCTACAGGCGGTGCTGAGTGAGAGCACTGCTTACACCGGAAATAGCACCGCGCACCGGTATTGTGCTGTTCAAACCGGGGCCGGAACTGCTGAAGCTGTTTAGATCTCGCGTTGTGATCAGCACTCCTACAATGGATATGGCAGACCTACCATCAGGGCGACTGAATGACGGTACACAACCGCTGCTTGATGAACCCTCACTGATTCCCTTCTTCGGACACGAACGTGTGATAGCGGCTGCTGGTGGTCCTAAAGCGCTGGCATCCTTCGTCCAGTCATTTGGTTGCTGTCAGTGGGCGCGGCCCGAAACATGGCATCACCATGAATTCACAGTGTCAGAAATCGAAAACGGCCTGGTGTCTCTTTGCTACAGTCACGATAATGAGTTCAGGGAAAACGGCGTGCCCGGTAGCCTGGAGAATATCGCCAAAGGCAACACCGCACTCTGGATAATCAAAGCTGCATGCAGCCAGATGGCGCTAAGCGGCGATCACCAGATGACACTACCGGAATTATGCTGGTGGGCCTCACTGAATGACCTGATTGATTTGATCCCGGAGGCACCAGCGCGGCGCGTTCTGCGTATGCCAAAGGAAGCCATACATGCTGGCGAACTCAAAGAGTCGCGGATTGTTCCGATGCGTCCGGCACGTGAAGTTATTCAGGATGCTGCTCAGGTCGTCAAAAAGATAATCAGCTTACGTACTGACCCGGAATCACCAGAATCATTCATGAAGCGCCCCAAGCGTAAGCGCTGGGAGAGTGAGAAGTACACACGGTGGGTTAAGTCACAGAGCTGCGCATGTTGTGGCAGACAGGCTGATGACCCTCATCACATCATCGGACATGGGCAGGGAGGAATGGGAACAAAGGCCCATGATTTATTCGTGATACCGCTTTGCAGGGCGCATCACGATGAACTGCACCGGGATATGAAAGCGTTTGAAGCAAAATACGGCAGTCAGGTTGAACTGCTGTTCAGGTTCCTGGATTTCGCGATTGCAGTCGGCGTTATCGGGACAGACAAAAAATAAAGTGTGTGGAGAGGATTAAATATGCGTGACATGTCACAGGTATTAGAGCGCTGGGCTGGCTGGGCAAAATCGGACAGCAGCGGTGTGGATTACTCATCAATAGCGGCAGGCTTCAAAGGTCTGCTGTCACAGGATTCGAAATTAACGCTCACCTGCAGTGACAATGACGGATTAATCATTGAGGGCTGTCTGGCTCGACTCAAAGAAAAGCGCCCGGATGAGCATGCGATCATCGTGCTGCATTACTTTTTTAATATCTCGAAGCGTTCCCTGGCAAAGCAGGCCAAGCGAGATGAGAAGTTGGTGAGAATTGAGATTCAGATGGCTGAGGGATTCATTGAGGGCTGTCTGGCGATGCTTGATGTTCGGCTGGATATGGATGCCGAACTGACGCCGAAAAAAATATTGAAAAAACCTCTCACGCGGTCCGCATTTTCCTTAGTAATCTGATAAGGTCGATTACCAAGCAGTGCAGCTTATCTGCTAAAAGTCAGTTCCAAATGTGG